TAACTATATAACCATGCTTACATTGGATAGGTAACTTAGAGACATCATTAACAGTATCCTGCATGACTCTCATTAAATCATTATCTAATACTTCAACATTAAAAGGTTTATTTATATCGTCACACCAGATGTACAAACCTGTACCAATTATCTTAGTATAGATTTTATTATTAGCATTAGATAAACCATAAGTAGCATCTCCTGCACTACCAGAACCAGTAAAGGTATTCTGAGTAAATTCACTAACTATACCACTTAGAATAGTCTCAGCAGTTACAGCTGTATCTGCATCAAAAGGAGTAGGAAGAGGTCTTATAACACCAACAGCTGGTGAATTAGCAGCACCGCCTACTCTACCTTTAGTTTTAATCTCTTCATGTTTTGTAACTCTGATTCTATATTGAGCAGGGAATCCATTAGCTGCTCCGTAAGGAGAATCACTCAGACATACTATGTTTTGACCTTGACCATTGATATCACCAGTAGTAGCATTACCACTCCAATCTTCTAATACATCACTATTTGAATCAGAAGTTGCTGCTTGATTACTAGCATTCAACCATTTTATAGGTGTACTAGTATCACCTTTAGTCCAACCTTCTCCACCGTGTAGCAGTGTTAGGTCTCTATGAAATGTACACCTGTAATCATTAGCAACAAACCCATTAGTACCTGGTGTAGCATCTTTCTTTAACCCACTCTGTCCTGTAGTAGTAATTCTAAAACATAAGTTACGTTGTTTGTTAGGTGCTGATTTAGCTGTAAAGAAATTAACATCTGAACCGTTACTACCAGTACCACCGTTGTAAGTAAAAACTTGTGTACCTATACCTCTACAAGTACCACTACCATCACTATCTGCTAATGTATCATTACGCTGTTGAGTACCTACATTACTAGTTGTATCAACATCACCTTCTCCTCCAAACTCAAGACCTATACATCTATTATATGTGTACTCATCTTCAACATCATATACATTTAATGCATACTGTCTACCATTCTCAGTTCTAAGTAAATCTATATAAGCATAGTGTTTGTGTACTTTAGCAGTAGCTAAGGTATTTGAATCAGTTTTAAGTGTTGCTATCTTGTCGCTTTTTCTATTAGTTACAAAAGTAGTATCAAAGATTGTTGAAGTCTGAATGTTATCCTTAGCATCGTGAGTTAAGTAAGTCTTTTCAGTACCAGCACCGTAGGCAGTAGTACCTGTAGCACCTTTATAATAAGCAGTAGCTTCCTTTCCAGTCTTACAATTCCATACTCTTACATCACCATCTTGTGCAATCTGTCCTATATAAGATCCTTCAGTTGGGTCTCTATAATAATGAAACCAAGTAGAAGCAGCATTAGATGAGACGTTAGGTAAAGCATCACCATTAGTAGTTATTCTTTTAGCACCTGGTCTTTTATATAGACCCCATACAGGATCAGGAACTACATTTACAGCATCCTTTACTTGACCAGGTTTCTTTAATTGATCAGGTTGTTCTGATATACCACCATTAAAATTTGGTATTGTTTGTGTAATTCCTGCCATTATCTACGCAGACTCCTCCAGGGTTGATAAGTTGTGTAGGTGGTATCTTCAGGGAATCCCATCATTGAATGGTTACCTTGATTACATTCGTATTCCATACATGCAGCTCTTGCAATCTGCTCTTGTGCTCCTAATAGTTGAGTCAATTGTTGATTACCGACTAACTGTGTAGCAGCCATCCGGCTTGCTCTATAGATTATATACCTTCTAAATACTGAAGGTAAGTTCTCAAAAGTAAATAGTCTAGTAATATCAAGATCAATACCAGATGCTGGTAAGTCACTCCAGTCATCAGTGTGATCATACTTGTCATATAAATAACCATCACGTTTTACAACATCATATTGATTCTTTTCCCAACCATCAGAGACATCTAACTTTAAGACATCACTATTGATAGCTATCTTACCATCAGCATCAGGGATATATGCTACATGTTTTTCAGTATTAAAATGCCAACCTTCATTCTGTACATCTACATTAGAATCTCTTAAAAGATTATATATAAATGCTACTTCTGGGTTAGCTGAACCAGCAGATATACTGGTTATTGGTGACTGACCTATCGCTCCCAGGATAGAGTTTACAGCGGAGAGTTCGGTCTCGGTATCAATTGTCGTGGCAGCCATAAGTTTTATTAAGAAAAAAAGGGGAGCGTGAGAACTCCCCTATTGAGTATATTAACCGAATGCTGAATCGCCTGAAGCGGCTCCAGCAAATAGTTCGACAGCAGCAGCTGGGTTTAGATAGTCGGCGCCCATAGCGAGTCTTCCGAGTATCACGTCACCCTGGTAGATTACTGAAACATCACCTGAAGTAACTTGTACTTGAGGTCCGATTGCTTCAACAACACCTGCAGCTTCCTTCTGGAAGATTAGTCCACAGGACTTACTGAACTTAGCAGCTTGACCATAATCATTTTGTGTAATGTTATGCTCATCAGCCATTGCTTCACCAACGAAGGAACCAGAGTTACCTGGGTCAGCTACGTTAGCGTCAGTTGTTCCAGCAGTAGTACCATAAATTGTACCGAACTTACCAAAGAATGGTATGTTCATTGATTTGTAGATCTTAATACCTGCAATCTCAATGATTCCGTTTCCGCTTTGCAGCGCAGAACCTTGAGTATCACGGTTAACAAGACCATTGGTACCAACAGCTTGGATTAGTTCGTAGTACTGACGTGGGTTCAAGACACCAACACGTCCGTCTTGGCTTACACCTTTCTCATCAAGAGCAGCTGCAGCATCATAGAATGCAGCGATCAAGGATGCAGAGTTATATGCATCAGAGAACTGTGCGTTACTACCTACACGGATCTGTGTTCCACCAGGCTCAACAAAGTTTGCCTTAGTGATTGGACTTGCCTTACGAGCAGCCTTTACGATTGAACGGAAGATTTTCCGGTCATAATTTTCTGCTAATGCGTAGCCAATTTTTCGAGAAATTTCTCCTCTCAAATCGTAATGCGCAAGAGTCTCATCTAGCTCATACACGAAAGCTGAACTGATTAAGAGGTCATCACAAGTGATGGTCTTCTCAGCTACTGGTGGTGCGCCATCGCTGTTACCTAGGATGCTGTTTCCTGGGGTATGATATTCACTCTTCGTACGACCTGTGTAGATGAACTGCAATGATTTGCCGTTCTTTAGGGTACGCTTAGTAACTAGATCCCTAGCAATTGTATTGCGTTGGAATCCTTTGAACATCTCTCCAGAAAATAGCTTCAAGTATAGCGCCCTTCTCGCCGTGGTGGTCGAGGCGGCGCTATTATCAGCACCAGGCGCGGTAAGCGAAGCCTGATGTGCGGTTGATTGTTGTGCCATTTCTATGGATAAATTTTAATATGTACTTTCTTCAGCTGAAATTTTTTTGATCATTTTTGTTGTGGTCTTTCCCACCGTCTAGACGGCTAAGGGTATCCAGCGTACTGGGCCAAAGCCAATGCAAAGGGAGTCCGACTCTGAGGTGCTCCCTTCACTATTAAAGTTGTTCTACTAACCATTCATACTTAGTTATATGACTTCTACAATTAGGACAGTCTCTACTAGTCCATGAGAATTCATAAACTCTTTGAACATCTGCACAGTTAGGACACTTAATTCTTTTACCTGCCCTTCCTGCTTTAGTCCATTTATGTATGTTAATAAACTCTTCAACAACTGTTAATCTGTTACCATTAACTAGTATCTTTTTGGTTTGTAATAAGGGTGTCATTCTCCTGTAAGAGCTTCTTCAAGTGAATTGTAATCCACTTCATTATCTACACCTGGTGGTTGATAATCACTAGGCATTGTATCTTTCTTCTCTGGTTCTGGTTCAGGAGAATAAGACGTTACGAATGCTGGTTGTGCTGAGCTTTGTTGTGACATGTGTAGTTCTACAGTGTTTGTGTTCCATCATATGTAGACCCTCTATGAATATAAAGAGGGATAGGAGTGCGAAGGCTCCTATCCACAATTCATTGATTTTCATCAGAAGGTATACTTCAGACCAATCTTGGTTGCCCAAGCATTGTCATCATCAGTATCTGAGTCAGCTGTTAGTAATGCTAACTCACCGTATACATCTACCTTTTCGGTAGCAGCTACGGAACCACCAACTTTACCAGATAGTCTGGTGTCTGCTTCATCAGCTCCGTCTACAGACACGACAGCTGGACCGCCTTGAATGTAATAAGATGCTGTTTCGTTTCCACCTTCGTATCCAACATGGACATCGGTAGTAGTGCCAGTGTAATCCGATCCTGTTAGTGAAGAGTTGGCCTCTACATTTACATATACACCAGCTGATGCAGGTGTCGCCAGGGCTGTTGCAGCAAGTGCGGCAAGTGCTAATTTCATTTGTTTTTACTTTGTTTTAGTGTAAGGTACACCACGATACTTAAGTTTTACAGTCATAGTAAATCTCCAAGTACCTAGACCCCGTTCCATGCCTAGGTTGTCATGCGTCCCATTGGGATGAACGGACGTGGTGTTTAGAACAAGCCAGGAATGATCTGTCCAGTTGTAACGTAAGCTCCAAGAGCAGCGATAATACCTAGCATAGCTGACCAACCGTTTACTCGCTCAGCATTTTCTGCCCAGTTTACATCGACTACTTCTACTTGTGGCTCAGTAGCGTATCTGTTAAATCTTCCGCCTGGTTCTTTTGTTGTTGTCATTGTTAAATAAAGAGTAGATATACTGTGGCGAGGATGATCGGTCAGGTCGCCACGTTATATTACCCTACAGGTATCTTCTCTGCTGCTAAGTCTAGCGGGAAGTTATGAGCATTACGCTCATGCATTACTTCCATACCAAGGTCGGCACGGTTCAAGATGTCAGCCCAGGTAGGGACAACTCTTCCTGAAGTGTCGAGAATGGATTGATTAAAGTTAAAGCCGTTGAGATTAAAAGCCATAGTGGCGACTCCCATAGAGGTGAGCCATATGCCAACGACGGGGAAAACAGCCAAGAAGAAATGTAAACTACGGCTATTATTAAAGCTAGCATATTGGAATATGAGTCGCCCAAAGTAGCCATGAGCCGCAACAATGTTATACGTCTCTTCCTCTTGACCGAACTTGTATCCATAATTAGGAGACTCTAATTCAGTAGTTTCTTTAATGATTGAACTGGTGACCAGTGAGCCATGCATAGCACTGAACAAACTCCCACCAAATACTGCCGCAACTCCCAACATATGGAAAGGATGCATAAGTATATTATGTTCGGCTTGAAAGACAAACATAAAGTTGAACGTTCCTGATATTCCCAACGGCATACCGTCAGAGAAACTTCCTTGTCCGAAAGGATATACCAAGAAGACTGCAAATGATGCAGCGACTGGGGCTGAATAAGCAACGCAAATCCAGGGTCTCATTCCCAATCTATAACTAAGTTCCCATTGTCGTCCCATATAAGATGAGATGCCAATGAGGAAGTGGAAGACAATGAGTTGGTATGGTCCTCCATTGTAGAGCCATTCATCCAGTGTAGCAGCCTCCCAAATCGGGTAGAAATGGAGACCAATAGCATTACTGCTTGGGACAATCGCTCCAGATATAATGTTGTTTCCATATAATAATGAACCTGCTACGGGTTCTCTAATGCCGTCAATATCGACAGGCGGTGCAGCTATAAATGCTACTATAAATGCGGTAGTGGCTGTTAATAAACATGGTATCATAAGCACACCGAACCACCCCACATAGAGGCGGTTCTCAGTACTTGTAACCCATGCACAGAACCTATCCCAATTGCGTTGTTGTAGGCTAAGTGTTGTCATACTTTAGGTAGTTGTTGATTGACTGGGGGTGGCCAGTCTTTATCATATTTATTTTTACCAGTGAAATCTTCACCTTTATTCCCACCTTTCGGTTTGATTTTTTTATCCTTTTTCGCCATAGTTATTTTCTATCAAGAGTTGTAGACTGCTGTCCTTCTTCCTTCAGTTTTTCTAATTGTTCTTCCCATTTCAAACGTCTCCTACGTTCCTTATGGAATTGCTCTTCATTGACTTCGTACTTGTACTGGCTCATTTTTTTACCTTACGTTTTTTAGGTGTACCGTCTTTTTTGAACTGACTATTAGGACCACCTGGTTTATGTTTAGGTGATCCTTCAGTCTTCTCTGTATTCTTTTTGTAACCTGCTGGATTTCCTTTCGGCATGATTAGAATGATAAGTTGTCGGATCTTTCAAGTTTAGCAATAACATCCTGCCGATAAGCAGGGTCGTTATCATATCTCTGGTCACTCATAGCTGCTACTAGTTCAGCTTGACTTCTGTATACATCTTTAGTAGATGAGGGTGCTTTACCTGTGTACATTTTACCTTCGTACCCATTAGCTTGTTCGTATTGATTTTTCAAACCATTTACTGCGAGTTTAATTGCTTCAACACTTCCAGTATTAACTATACTATCGAAAGCTTGAATTGATTGTTGATCTAGATTATCTGCAGCCCACGATGTTATGTTCTTATAAGCTTGTTCTCCACCAACATAATTCTTGACTGTATTAATCTCTGCATCAGATAAATCAGCTGCCTCTTGAGCTTCACCTTGCGGTTGCTGACTCTGTACTTCCATGTAAGCCTTGACTAAATCTTGGCTACTCATAGAAGAGAACTTCTCTAATGTTTCAGGTGATAATTTATTACCATTTTTAAAGTACTCATCAGATGCTGATGTAATTAACTCAGCTATTGGTGACATCTCTGGAGCATCCTCAGAGGATTCTTCATCTACAGTTTCAGTTTCACTTTCAACTTCTTCTGTATCTGGCTCAGATTTTTCGCCCATTTTTTTCTGGAGTTCGACATAAGCTTTCTCCAGTTCTTCAGCGTTCTTATATTTACCAGCAAGAAGTGACTCCTGCTGGGCTTCCAGTTCTTCACCTACCTTTAGAGACTCTTGTTCATCAGGGGTGAGAGTATCTTCCGTGGTTACTGTATCAGTACCCGGATCATATGTCATTGTTTCTGCCATTATTCTTGAGGTGGTTGTAATGCTTGACTCATATTTTCAATTCTTTCTGCAGCTTTAGGATCTTTAGTTGGGTCCATAGCTGGACTGTTTGCTATCTGTCCAGTCTGTTCAATTAAAGTCTGTTGTTGCTGTCGTGCTTGTTGCTGTGCTGCATCTTGCTGAAGTTGTTCTTCAGTCTTAACAAGATTAAGAATATCAATACCTTGACTAGCAGCAAGACGCTTGATAGCTTCAGTAGGATTGATGTATTTAAATAA